TTCCGCAAATTTGGATAACAAACCAACGGCAATAGCCATAACGGGCAAAAAGCCTACGCCTATGTTTTTTTTAGCGTCTTTAATTTGTGCGGTTAATATCTTTTGTTTGTTTGCGGCGCTGTCTGACGTGCGCGCAAAATCGCCTTGTTGTAGCGTTGTCTTTTCTAAAATTAGGGCTTGAGCTGCAAGGCTTTTGTTTTGTGGTGTTAGTGCGTCTTTAGTTGTTTTTACTAGCCCTAGCTCTAAAGCCTTTGTACGTAGTGCCGCGTCATCTAGCAAAATATTAAATCGCCGTAGGGGTTCGGCCTCGCCTCGTAAGCCTGCGCCTAGCGCTAGTACTGCGTCCTCGGGGCTTGTGTTGTTAAATGAGGCTAGGTCGGTGGCAAGGGTTGTAAATTTTATTGCCATTGTTGCAAGGTCGTCGCCCGTTAGCCCGGCTGCCTGTCCTAGCCCGCCAAACGTGCCGGTAGCTTTTAAGGCTTCGGTTTGTGATTGTCCTAAAGCGTTTGCGGCCGTTTTACTAAAATCTAAAATAGCAGCGGACGCATCGCCGAAAATTACTTGGCTTTTGTTTACTTCCTCGTTAAAGTCGCTGGCCATTTTCGCCGCGCCAAAAGCTGCTACAGCTAAACCGCCTAGCGCGGCAACAGCTGGCAAAAATGCTTTTTTCATGGCGTAGCCGGCTTTAGCCGAATTTGTGTCAAGCGCCTTAAATTCTCGGGCGGCCCGATCGAAACCTTTGGTATCTAGGCTCGAGAGAATTGGAATATTTAAGGCCATTAGCGGTGTTCTATCTTTAGGTTTGTGTTCATTTTGGCAGATACGCGGTCAATTATTTTGGATAGTTCGGCTTGTACTGCTGGCATAACGGCCACAACGCCGGGGCTAAGTGATCGTGAGGCTTGAGCGTTAGGGCCTTTGCCGTCGCTTATTAGGTTTGTAACAAATTGTGAGTTATCTCTAATGCCGGCGTGATCCCATAGCGAGGCGGCGGCGTCCTTCTGTTGGGCAACTAGCAGCGCGTATGGGCGAGCATTAAAATCTACGGTTTGAGTGTAGGCGTTGTTCACTTTGCGGCCGTCCATGATTAACGGACGGTTAAAAGTTACGGTGCGTTCACGGCTGGCGCGTTTGTTTACAACGGTTTTAACGCCGTTTAAGACGTTTTCAATGTTGTAGGTGGTTTCGTTACGGCCTTTAATCATTGAGCCGCGCCGCATACCCGATAGTGGGTAGTCGGTGGGGATAAGTGAACGTGCCGATTGTACGATCATTCGGCCTGCGCCGGATTGTATGTCTGTGCTTATTTGTCGCCTGAAAGTAGGGTCAAATTTGTTTAACGCGGCAAGTGTTTCTTGTAGGCCGAATACTTGGGCGCTAGCGACGACGGGCATTAGCGCGTTCCCGTTCGCGTGCTTGGGTGTTGAGAACGTCTACTACGGTTGCTAAATCGGCTGCGTCGAAATCTATCGACGGTGGCCAGTAATGCACCGCTACCAGTAGTTCGGCTAGTTGTCGGCGGTAGCTGCCGACTCTGTAGGGTTTGGGTTTTCACTATCTACAACTTCCAGCGCGGCGCACTCTTTTATAAATTGGTCGAATGAAACCGGTACAACAATATTAGCCATTTTACTTGCTTCGTATGCCATGTACGCTAAGTGTTCCATTGCTACGCCGTTTGCTAAATCGCTGGCGCGCATTTTGTATTTGCGTTCCCATAGCACTACAACCATTAGGTTTGTGTGTACTTCGTATACGCCGTCGTTACGGGTTACTCTGATTGTTATATTCATGTCGGGCCTTTGTTTAGGTGTTTAGATTAGGATACGTCAAGCGAGTAAACCCCGCCGGTGCATACGATATCCATAGTCGTTAGCTCTGAAAGTTGAAAGTTGACTGGTAGCGAGGAGAGAAATGTGCCGGTTAGGGTCATTCCGGGGTTGGTGGCCGAATAGGTACCGGGCGTGGCGGGTGCTTCGGGTGAAACAATTACGGTAAAGGTTGTGCCTACTAGCCCGTTGAGCGTTGCCCATGTTTCGGTAGCTGCAAACGATCCGTAAAAACTTAGCGTCAAAGAATGGTCTCCGAGGCCTTTTACGTATTTGTTATCTACATCTCCGAAGCTAGATGCGGTTAATTGCGTGTAGTCAATGGAAAAATTGGCGGCCGTACATTGATCCGACATATTCACGGCGTTAATTAGTACATGTGGGTTTGAGAGGAGTGTGGAAGTAGCCATTGGGTTTAGTCCTTTGTTTCGGTTTCTGTGTCGGTGTCTGTCTCTGTTTTAGCAGATTTAGCGGCCTTAGTGGTGGAACCTATGCCGATAAACCCACCAGTTATTAAAGCCTTAATGTTTACGCCGTCGGCCGGGGTGTATTTTGCCCCTACGGTGCCTAGACGTTCTGAAAGTATTACGTACATTGTGTGCCTAACTGGTTTGCGCTTGAATGTTTATATTGAGATCGTAGGCGGGTAGCTCTACGCCCCCGATAATAGCCATAGTGGGGCGTCCATCGGTGACACCTACCGACGCGCCTAGTACTTTTGCGGCGATGTTCATTAGTGATCGTTGGGCGTCTAGGTTGCCGGGGCCTAGCGTGATGCACCTAACCGGGAAACTCATTTTAACGATGTTGCCGTTGAAGGCTTGAAACGTGGGGGCGTCGATAAATACGCATGGCGGGACAAGGTTGCGGGGGTCGGTTACTACTTGTAGGCCCGAGATAGTTGCCAGCTTGGCGGCTAGGTCGTCTAAACACTCGTTAAATAGGTCTGTAAAGGCGACTACGGGCATTAGGCGAGCGTTGGGCGGTCAATACCCAATAGTTGTTTAATGGTGCCGTTAAGGCCTGTGGTGCTGCCGACGCCGTAGCCGTCGAATGTAGCGAAATCTTGTAGGCCGCCACGTTGGCGGTATAGCGCGCCGCCATATTGTACTGTTCCAAGTTTTACGGCCCCGTTCGGTACGGTGCCGGGTACGTCTTGATAGCCGGCGATTTTGCGGCGGGTGAAACAAAATTCGTTTGCGGCAGCTGCGCACACGGTTAGGAACGCCGCATCGCCGGCGCTCGCTGTGCCGATGCCGAGCCAATCTTCAATATCGGTGGCCGATACCCATGTGCAGGCCACTAAATCATTGGTGACGGTGCCGGTAGACGCGCTGCGTTCTACGTCGGCTGCGGTTAGTGCGTAAATAATTTGGTACGGCACCGGCTGGTCGTAGTCGTAAATTAAATCGCCTTCGGTGTCTACGCCGATAAAAAGATATTCGGGTGTTGCGTAAACGGTGCGTGATCCGTTAAAAGTGGCATTTACCCCGGCGACGGTGACAGCATCGCCGGGGTCTATGTCGTGTTGCTCAAGTAGCTGTAGCGACGCGTAATTAGTTATTAGCGTCTTGTGCGTTACCGTGTAAATAGCCATTGGCGGCTAACCGCCTTTCAGACTAGACGAATTTAACGAATTTTGTAGCGTCACGCATTGAGCCTGCGGCGTAACCTCTAAAGGCAATCGTCCTGCTCAAAGTAGACGGCACGTCCACCGAAATTGCGCCCTTCATTTGCTCGAAGAACTGGTAACCGGCGGCGGGGCCTGCTGCGTGTCCCATGAATGAGCCGGGGGCGTTTTTGTCTACAACAAGTACAAGGCCTAGCGGGTTGCCGTTCCATGTGTTAGCTGCTGCGTTGCCTGCGGCGTTTTGTCCCATAAGGTTTGGTGCGCCTGTGTATGGGAATACTGGACGATTTGCGTCGTCTACCGATGACGAAAGCGCGGCCCAACTGCCGGGCGTTACAAACATGTGGGTAGGTAGATAGTTAGACGCTAGCGAAATTTGGCGGGCGCCTTCATAAATTGCTGTTACCCAATCGGCACCAACGGTGTCGTCGGCTACTGCGCTTGTTTGTGAGATTGCTGCGTGGCATGCATCTACGGCGTAGTTGTCTGTGGCCTGTCCGTATGCGATAGCGAGCTGTTCTAACACGATATTGAGGCTGGCGGGGTCTGTCCAATCAAGGTCTTGTTCGGACATTGTGACGAATGTACCAAACGTGAGCTTGCTCACGTCCGTGTTTGACACGGTGACGGTAGACGGATCAAGCGAAGCGTTTTCCGATGCTTGCTGTGTAGCAGTTGGTCGTACTGTAATTTTTGCTAGGCGGAAAGTAGCGCCAGCTGTAGGCATTGCGCGGGTACCAATAGCGGTAACAAACGGGCGAATCGGGTTTAGCCCGTCATACACGGCTTGTGTAATAATTTCGGGAAGAATACCGGGCGTATCGGCTGTAGTGATATTTGGTGCGGCTGCTCGAATTTGTGCGTTAATTTGTGCAAATTCGCTAGGGCTTGAATAGTACGCGGCCATGTATTGCGCGGCGCTAGGCATAGTGAAACGTTTTGGCGCTTCGGCCCAAATTGGCGCGGTAGGTGTTGCGGCTTCTACGGCTGCTACTTCGGGTGTCTTTTCCATTTCGGGGGTTTCCTCGTCTAGTGGGTTTTCATCATTATTATCTAATTTGTCGGGGTCGTGGTGGATACTTGCCGACGCATAAACCTCGGTAATTTTGGCAGCCGTAAATGCCGGCTGTGGCACTAGCGAAATCTCGTCAATTACAGCTGCCGTAATGCGCATGGTACCGGCGTCGTCGGTCGTCCATTGCAACGGTGTAATTCCTACGGACACGTCAAGCACCCCATCTGCCGAAAGGGTCAATGCTGTATCACCAAGAGGCGTGGCGCTAATGCGGGCCTGAAATAGCAGTTCGTTAGGGCTTGAGTTGTCAAGCTGTGTGACGATGCCAACGGGCTGGCTTGAGTCGTGGTACATGTAGACGCGTGGCATGCGATCGGGTGCGGTAAGGCTGCCCGACTCAAAAAGCACAGATTCGCCCGATGAAACACTTGCGGTTACGCCATACGGAGCGGCGATGCCCATAATGACACGTTGCCCGGTACGGCTGCCGTCCGTCGCTGCTGCGTCTACGGTTATTGCGGTAGCGGTTAATTTAATCATTAGCTTAAAGGTACTCTAACTGTCTCGGTTATTGCTGGCATTTCTTTGGGCATTTCTGCACCGTAGGTACCCATGTAATCGGCGGCTAAATACGCTTTGGGGTTTTGGCGTACATAAGTACCACGCGGTAATACGTTGTCGCTGCTCAATGTCTGCGATATACACTCGCTATAGGCCTTGCAAGCAAATAGCCATAGCTGCTGGCGGGCGTCGGCATTGTTTGAGTAGTTGTAGCCGCCGATGCTTAAGTTACATAAAAACCCGGGGATATTGGCTAGGCGTGACATTTCGAGAGCTTGAAAATTACGTGCTTCGCTTAGTAGCATTTTGTCCGGTGTTGCGCTTGTTTCGCTGTAGGTCAAGTGTTCCGAAATAGCGGCCACGCTGTTAGACATGCGCGCTACGTTAAAGGCCTGCGCCATTTGCGCTAGTTCCTCACTACTTAATGGCTGGCCGCCAGTTTGTTTAAGCACGCCCGACGGTTGTACCGCGACCGCGTTACGGTTAGCGGCCTGCTCAAGCTTTAACGCTGTGTCAATAGCGCGCGGGGCAACAGTTGTTAATGCTTGAATAGGGCTAATGAATTGCACAACGTCTTTATAGTCAAGCGGCAAACCTAAAAACATAAGTTGTTTAGACGGCCCGTAACTTACATTGCCTTGCTGATCCATAGTGGTTACAAGGTTTGCCGGTAGACGTTGAAACGATGCGGGGTAGCCGTCGGCGGTCCTGCTTTTTATATGAAGGTACCCAACCCCGAAGAAAAAAAGGTCATCAAAAAGCCAACTAAACGTAAAGTTATTTGTATTGTCCGGGTCTAGACGTTGTAACCAGCTGCGGGGCGCCAATGGTATTTCTTCCATTTCTTCGCCGTTCCATTGAAGGGTATACATCTCTAACGGTAGGCAGCCAATGACCGACGCAATGAGATCACGGGCGCGGCTAATAGTTGGTACTGACATGCATTTAGCGCGCGCACCATCTTCGGCGTAAGCAAAATACGGTGGCCCTATTTGACTAGCGCCCTGATTACCTTGCTGTTGGTAGCCGTAACCTACGGCCGCTTTTATTTCAGGTTCGGCCACGCCGTATGTCGGTTTGGTGTCGCGTCTAAATAAAGCCATAGGCGCATTATGCCACAAGCATTGCCCGTTTGGGTGGAATTGGGGCGCCCGACGCGCCCCAAAACCGATCTAATGCTAACCGTTACTAAACGCCACTATTGGTTTAGCGTTATTGGCGGGGCGTGAAACCATTGCAACAGCAAAGACCATAGCGCGCGCCATTTCAATAGGGCCACTAGATCGGGCCGATGAAATGGCTACGGTTTGCTGGTGACGTACAAGTACTGCGCGTTCGGTTTGTTCTATTAGTGAAATCTCGCCGGAGTGTGCTACGCGGCCTTCAACGATTAAGGCGCGTACGCCTTGCGTCCATCGTCCCAATTCTCGGTAGCCAACTATGGCGCGGCGGCTGTCATATTCCCGGGGGCATGAAATCTCAAACGGCGGCGTAATGGTTAGTTGTAAAGACGGGTCGCGCATTTGTTCGGCTATCTTTTGCCACGCTGCCGCAAGGCTGTCTACGTCAAAAGCAACGGTAACTAATGATTTATTACCGTCTTGTACGGCGCGTACTCCGACATAGCGCGTACCGTCTAACGAAGTTTCTACGGATAATGTGCCGCCTTTAGGTATTGGGTCGGTAGTGGCACACGACGCAAACAGCCCATTTTCTAACCAGCTTGTACTACTGGCAATCCAAATATTTACAGACGATCTAAGAAACGCCGACCGGTTAGGCGCTTTAGCTTCGGCATGTAAAACGTCAATAGTTAAACCACCATGCCCCAAACTTGGGTTAGCCATTTTCCACGCCTCGGGCGTCATCGGATCAAGTAACGGCCCGGGTGACCATTCGGCAAAATACATAGGGCCAACCTCGCCGGCGTCAATCTGCCGTAAACCCTGACCGCGCCAACGTAGCAACGCATGGCTATTTTGCGTACCAGCTGTAGAAACCATTAAACAAATAGGGTTAGTTACCGCGCGTTGCGTCGGTAAAAGTCCGGTGTCTATAGCGTCCTCGGAAATATCCCAACACTCATCTATATAAAGAAACGACGCACTATAACCGTGACCGGCTTGCGGCGTAGCTGCTCTAACTATCCACCTATGGCCATGTAGTTCTAACTCGTTACGGCCGTACGACCATGAAACTTTAGCGCCAAATTTTTCTTGCAAAATTGGGGCCAAATACTTAAACAAAGAAACGGCTAAGTCGAGTTTGTGGGCTACTGAAATAGCAACACAACTACCGCCCCGGCGCGGTGCCTCAATAGTGAGAAACCAACCTATGCACGCTGCGCCGAGCAGACTTTTTCCATTCTGCCGGGCCACGCTTAAAAGATTTACCCGGCGTAAAAAGTTGTCGTCGTCGTCCAAAACGGTAATGCCATGAAGGCATCTAATCTGCCACGGGTAAAGCTCTACGCCTAAAACGTCTTTAGCAAAACTTACTATTTCGTCGGCTCGTGATCTAGCGCCTTCGGGCGTCATCGTTTCTAGTCTTGGCTGGTCGTCGCCAGTTTCGGCCACGCTGTGTGGTTTTGGGGATATAC